GTGCACAGTGATAGATTCGAAATCAATATTATTGGTTACCGCATATTGAGCTATCTGGTCATAGTCATCAAATAATAATAATTCGTTTTCCAAATTTTGTTCATAATAATCATTGTCGTCCAATGAGATTGCATAAGCTTTTTTAATTTTCATTTCAAATTCCTTTCTTGTTACATTCTCATTGTAAACGATTATGAAAAATTTGTCAACCCTTTTGTTAAGAATTATTTACATTTATGTTCTTCTAAACATTGCCTAGCTACATGCTCTAATAGTTCGTTCAAATATTTCCTGTTGGCTTTTGCGACTTTCCCATTCTTATTATGGACTATTTGATATGCTTCATCTGTAGTTAATTGAAATTCAAATTTACAAGTAGCGACTCCGATTTCTTTTGTAGCTTCGTATTCTTGTTTCTTTGTCATTTAAATATCCTTTCTAAATTTCTATAGCTTGTATCTCATTATAATTTTTCTTAGGTACTTTTGTGGTATCTATGTATGTAGTAATTAGACTCATCATTTGCAATATTAATTCTCTTAAACTTTCCAATGCTGGATGCATATAATCTTCACATAGTGCAAACAATACTAGCATAGGAATTATTTTACACGCAACTACATCTGGAATTAGAATAGTGTCATCAAGACTTTTTCTTTCTTTGTATAATTTAAATAATGCGCCCTTAAATAATAATCGTTTATAAAATACTCTATAGACATCATCTACCGCCAAAATAATCTCTCTATATTTTGGAGCTTCTTTCCTGTGAGCTATTACCGTTAATAACTCCATATTATCTGGCTGGTCTAAATATGTCTTACTATCTTTTACTGCTTGTTTAAATGTATACATCTAAGTAATTTCCAATTTTCCTTTTTAATGTTTGACATCCTAATCGAATTCTGGTAGATATGGCCGAAGTAGATGTGTTTAATTCTTCTGCTATGTCTTTCATTTTATAAGCTTTTCCATTATCCTTTAATTTAAAATAAAATATTTCTATCGCTTCTTTCTGCTTGGAAGTTAATACATAGGAGTATTTGTCATATATCCTTTTTAATTTATAGTAGTCAAGTTTATCATCAATCTTATCAGTGCTGTCCGTTGATACTAATTGTATTTTATTTCTTGTATCTTCATCTTCGTCATAGTCTATAATCGGTACGAAATTAGGAATAGTTTCTGGATGATATTTAATAGTCTCATATCCTAAATAAGATAGCAAAGAATAATTAGTGTACAACATTCTGTTTATATATCCACGCACATAATAATATGCATAGGTCATAAACTTACAATTTTTGGTATAGTCAAATTTATCTTTAGCAATACATAAGCCTAACCACGCTTGTTGTTTAATATCTTCAATAGTTGTATATGAAGGTACCCTAATACCTTTAAGGCATTTTAATATAAGGTTTTTATATTTCAGAATATCATCTTTCTGGGGATATATTGCTTTTATAGGCTCTACTATTCGCATAGTTTCTTAACTTCATCCTCATGTTCTAATAAGTACAATTCAGTGATAGCTAATGCATTCCAACACATATGATATAGATGACATAGCTTAGTCTCAGGGTCGTGCGTTTGTCCTATTAAGAACTTTAAATAATGTCTCATCATGCTATCTTGGTATCTTTTAAATGCGCCTTCAACTATCTGCCAATTCTTCGGATTTGGATACTTATGGGTCCCGAATTCAATGCATGCCCCTACGCCCATTAAGGCTCTAGCAAATACATCGCATACTCTACCAACCATAGGTTTACCTGCGTCGTATTTCTTCCCTTTTCCATCATCCGTTAAGTCATATTTAATTTTATTTTCAGTCAATATTCTTTTCTCCCCTAGTCTCTTTTATACTTTCTATTACTTTTATAATATCTTTTAATTCTTTTACAGTTACTCCGTCTATGTATTTATCTTTCCAATAGAATGAAACTTTATAACTTTCTATCTTTGGCGTGATACTTGTTTTAATCATAAACTCTCGCCAGAGATAAATGAGCTGTTGAGTAATGCGAAGTGTATCCTTTAAGTCTAATGCCTTTAGGAGCAATATCGCTAATGCTAACTTCTTAGGTAATTTGTCAAAGATATTCATATTACACCTCAGCATTCTTGGACTCTAGAGTTAGGTTTAATCTTTCGTCCATTCTATACTTATAAGTCTTTTGCTTAGCTCCGAATCTATTCTTAAATAATGTAGCTAGAATTTTCTTAGTGCCATTCTCAAATAGTTCTGATAGAAGTAGTCCAACATCACCATCTTCCTCTATACTACCCGAACCTTTGCCAGCACTTCCAGCATCTGTTGTATTGTTATTTGTGGAGTTAGGTCTTTTCGCTTGGCTGCATATAATAAGCCGTTTACCAGTTCGTCTTGCGTAAGTTTGAAGCTCTCTAGCTGCATTCGTAATATTTTCATATTCACTTCCTGGTCCTTTTATTCTTTGTATGTAATCAATGATTGCATAATCACAATCTGTTTCAGCATCTAATAGTTGCATAATATCTTCTACTGTAGCTCCGCCAGTTTCTGCTATATCTATACGTCTGAGATAGTCATACTTATTATCTTCTATCACACTATCTAATATTTTATTAGCTACATCTCTACGATTAGCATACAATTGTCTTAGTTGCCCCATTGAAACGCCAGTGAGATTTATTAGTTGCCTTTCCATTAATAAACCACTACCCATTTCACATGAACATATTAATACTTTCTTTCCTTGTTTAGCTAGATTGCAAGCTATTATCTGCCCTAATAATGATTTACCACAATTCGGACGTGCTAATATAAATGTTAATGAACCTTTACGAATACTTTCTACAAAGTCATCAAGTATTTCAAATCCATACACAGTATCACCCTGTTCCAGTCTTTCTTCAAAGTCTTGACGTATTTCTTCTACGCCAGATAAGAGCGGTACTGCTTTATATATTTTTCTTTTATTTGTATATGTTTCTGTATTATTCATCTAATATACTATCATCACACGCTAGTTCTGGAAATCTTAATAACAGTGCTTGAACATCTAGTGAAGTATCCCGTACTTCTTTTGGTATGTTACTTATATATTCTTTTGCAGTGGCAAAGTCATCTATTAAAAATGGATTAAGGTTTAGTCTAGGTCTTTCGGTACAAATATAATCCTTGCATTTTCTATACACCCAACCATCCTTATCTGCTATTAATCTATTATGACTTTCAGAATTTAATTTCTGCAACTTCTGCGCATACTTACTTGACGAGCCAGCATTCTTTTCTAGAAACTTTATATAGTTTGTTAGTTCGAGGAATGCTTTCTTCATATAACTGTCACCTAGTTTTGTACGTATAGCATTGTATTGATTAGGTAATAATCTTATTTTACCTTGTTTATCTTCATCTCCATTTTCATTATACCGTTTAATCCTTCCACGCTTAGTGTATCTACCTATCAAATCCGAATATAAATACTCAGCTTGACGTGGAGTTAAATCCATTATAATATCAATGAGCATCGTGTATATATCAAGTCCATGTTTTAATGTTGACATATTTTTTCTTATCCTACCTCTTTGAAGATGTGTAAAAGTAAATCAACTCTATGCCTATATTTCTTATCGAATAATAAACTATATGGCGCACCTATTACATAATATCTATCGCCAACAATTAATTCATTCTTTATATTGTTCTCCATTATAGAAGGTACCATTAATCTAATAGTAATATTATTTGCATAATGTTCTGTAGCTGTAAAGCATTTAAGTTTAATTATCATAAACTCTCCAACATAATCCCAATCCATTAACGTACCATAATAATGGAGTCGTGATAGATATTTAAGATTATCTTTTTCAGGAGGTCTCATTTTTCAACTACCAATGCCATAGCTGTTAGAAGTGTAAAAAACGTAAAGAAACATACTAAACTAATTACCATATAATTCTTTCATAGCCTTTCTATATTCTCTGTCTTTAATTCTTTTTTGAATTTTCTTTCTTATATATTTAGCTACATTATTCGGACAGTTCTGTTTATTAGATAGTAACAATCTATCGAGTCGATATAAAGCTCTATTAACTTCATCCTTTCCAAATTCATCTACGAGCTTATCATATTCTTCTTGAAGTATCTCAAATTTAAAAGCTAGAACTCTTTTAGGTAATCCTAACTCTATCCTAGTCTTAGATAGTTCAAGAATAAATCTACTCAGCAAAAGATTATTTGTTCTTATTAAAACTTGTATGTCTTTTAATTCTTGGTATAAATCTATATCTTGTGCCATTTAATTTACCGTCCGTTTTGATTAATTCATAATCTAGCTTAATCATATAAGGAAGAAAATCTAAATCCATTTGTCGGTTATTTAAATCTTTCATAGCTGTTATTATCCTGTGGTTAGAATAAGTGCCTTAAAAGAAAAGTGGGCGAAGGGTCGAACTCCGCCCTGTAAAAAAAGAAGAAAATGAAAATGAGAATTAAATTTATTATTTACTTCTATTGATTACTAATGTAGATGTCCATCCACCTAGATAATCCTTAACGCTATCCAGCTCATCTGCAAATTCTGCGCGGAGTTCATCAAATGCTTGTTTAAACATCTTAGCCTCTACTGGTTTTTTCTGACAAGTGCATCCGCCTTCGGATTTTTTAGCTGGAGCTTTTGCAGTGCCAGATGTTGATGTTCCTCTCTTAGCATAGCTTGATTTATGTTTTTCAAAACATTCTTTACATCTAACTTTATCAGGGTTTTTCTTAGCCCATCCTGCGAGTCCGCCTTCGTATTCAACTTCTTTTCCGCAATCAATACAAGTAAATTTTTCTGTGTCTGCCATAATTTATTTATCCTTTCTTTTAATTGTTTTAAAATAAAGGGATGAGCTAGTGGGAATACTCCCTGACTCATATGAGTAGTATCATCCCTATTGATATTAGTTAGTCGTCTTACGTTTATTTCAACTGCGACTTAACTAATTGCCTTTAATCTTCATTCTTAGTATAAACTATTTTAAATAATTTGTCAAGTCTTTTGTTAAGATATTTTACGGTAGCAAATCTTCGATTGCTCTGAATACGGTCATCATATCTGCTTCGTCAAGCGTTTCTATTTCGCCATAGTGTTTCCCTGTTTCATCTTCGTATACAGTTTCTATTACTTGCATACTGTCTGCTATAAAATTATAGATTTCTTCTAGTGTCATATCATTATAGTCCTATCGTTATTCCAACATTACCAGCCCAGCTAGTATCTCCGCCATATGCAGCTCCAGCATTTAGCATTACTCTATCGTTTAAGTAATGGAATATACCGATAGCTCCTGCTACATTATCAGCGTACATACCTGAACCTACTGATATCTGAGTCTTACCTTTATGTCTAGGGTTTGGATGTAATGCAGTTAAAGCAGTTACTGTGGCTAGTCCTTGTTCCATTCTTCTTTCAACATTATTAATCTTATGCCCCAGATTATTAACTTGTCCCTGCATGCTATTTACCTGACCTTGAATTCTATCTACATTTGCTTGCGTATGATTGACTTGCGACCGTACATTATTAATCGCTGTCGTATTGTTTTTAATCTGAGTTCTATTCTCATTAATAGCTGTAGTGTTATTATTCACTTGGTTTTGCACTTTATTAATATTAGTAGTGTTATTATTTATGTTTGTCTGCATCTCGGGAATTTCTCCCAATGTAGTTCTTTCTTCCGCTGTCAAACCCTGTTCGCCAGTCTTAAAGTATTGACCTAGATTATCTTGAATGTAGTAACTGCCGTCTGAGCCTCTTGCAGTTCCAGTGATTTTAGTATCATAATCTGTTACATGGAAAGTGTAAGACTCATAAGAATTAGTTCCGTTCTTTCCTGAATATCTAACTTGTTGTTCGCTTACTAAATTCTTAGGAGTGTACTTAGTCTTTGGTTGTTCCCACATTTCAATTGATTGCAAGTCTGTTACTTTAAATTGTTCCTCAAAGTTACTATCTAAATAGTCAGCCCATATTGCTCCGTATGATATTCCCGTCGATAAAAATAATCCTATTAATATTAAACTAAATTTCTGCATTATCCGCATCCTGCTTTCCTCTTAATACATTTTTAAATTCAACTTTTCTATTAAAGGTATTAAATACATCTACATTATAATCTATTATTCTACCAACCTTTAATTTTTTAAACTCATCTTCAGTTGCATAAATAAATTCATCGTCTTGCTTTTCTTCTACGATATCTAATACTCTTA